TCATTTTCAAGCACAGATGTTTTCGATGTTCCGTAACGCATCAAGAGCAGCAGAAGATTTGCAACAAACATCACAACGTGTGCGAGAAGCAACTGAAGAAGTTTCTCATGATACTCACCAATTGCTTGAAAATGCAAATGGAACACTTGACAGAACAGAACTCAATTTTAACAATTTGTTGCAGCAAATGCAAGGTTTTGTCGAAGATTGTCGTCGACTCATTCCAGATATGAGAGAAGCAGCAAAAAATACAATGATTGAGGCTATTACATACCTCGTTAAGATTGTGTCTTTTGGAGCATTGATGTATCGTAAAGCATCAACATTAAATGCCGTAGATATGGCATTGCTCATCACTACGACGTGGACAAGTGAAATTAAATCACTTGGAATTGCGGTCGTCCAACAGCTAATTCAAGCATGCCAAGCTGTTGTGAGACAAATGCACCAACGTCAAGAAATGCAAGCTCAGAGTGGCGATGAAGATCATAAAGTTCACAAGAGTGTGTTAGTTTCATTCTTAGGAATGTTTAAGCACATTTTTTCATCAGATCCAGAATTACACGCAAAAGATTTTGCCCTCAATACTGGAAAGTTACGAGGAATGGTCACGATACTTCGTGCAGCTGAGAATTTTTCGGTATATTTTTCCAAGATTGCCGAATTTTTGTGTGACCGAATTTCGCGTCACCTTTACAAGTTTGGCACGATTATTCCCAGAATCCAAGGACACAAAATCCTTGTTGGAAATATGCGACAGTGGGAAACAATCTTAAACAGTGGAGAATTACAACATCTAGCTACGAATCGAATTTTGATTTTGAAGATGATGTCCATGAGACAAGACTTGTGTGAACTCGAGCAAGAATTGTTTGAGCGCCAGGTTGATTGGCAAAAAGGAGTCTTTTTGACTACTGTGCGATTTTTCAAAGCTGATCTTGATAGATATTTAGCGAACGTACCAGACACATTGAAAACGGTCATACCAACTATAAGACCAAGACCAGTTTGGATTCATGTTAATGGTCCACCACGAATTGGAAAGTCCACTACTGTGGAAAAATGGATGTTGACAGCCTTGATGGCACGACTGTGTCCAGAAATGAGATATGAAAATGTCTCAAACCTAGTTTTTATGCGAGATACCATGCAAGATTACTGGGAAGGTTATTACGGACAACATGTTGTTGTATATGATGATCTTTTCCAAATTCATGCAGCAACTGAGAAAGTTCAAACTACAATTGCAGAACTTACATCAGTAATGAATGAAGGAGCAGTGCCACTTAACATGGCTTTCAATCGAAAAGGAACTGCTTTTTTCACATCTCCTATTGTGTATTCATCAAGCAACAAAGATTTTGCTCAGTTACCATCAGTGAATGACCAGTGTTTGTCAGGTGGCCAGCATTTAAGGCAGCGAAGAGACTTTGTCATAAATGTCTCAGCAAAGAAATGCTATATGAAAGATGATGGAACTGGAATTGATCACAACAAATTTCAACAAGAAGTCACACAAGATCCATTTACTACAGTGCCAGAAGATCTGTATCACATGAAATGTTTTTCAGGTGATGGAGAAATTTTGCAGATGGAAGGATCTATGAGGCAAGTTGTGCTTTTTGTAGCGGAACAAGCAAGTTTGTTATGTGAATCGCGACGAGAAGTGAACAACACTGTTGATAATGCTCTCCAGAAATTTCACGCTGAGTACGTAGCTGATCCTACTCGAATTATCGAG